AAAAATGTTCATCATGTGTTCTTATGGTCAACATTTTTTAGAAGAAATTTACATCGACTTGCTATTGACTATTTGGGTATTAAGTTACATCTTTATCAACAATTAATTTTATATTTAATGGGTATATCTCAGCTTATTGTTATAATTGCATGTCGTGCCGCAGCTAAATCTTTTATAATTGCATTATATGCTTGTTGTAAAGCAATTATAAAACCAAATTCTAAAATTGTTCTTGGTTCGGCTACTAGGGGACAAAGTAAATTAATTATTAGTGAGAAAATAAAAAATGAATTAATGAATATGTCCCCCATGTTACGCAAAGAAATAAAAGAAATAAAAGATAGTGCTAATGAATCAATGGTTATTTTTAGGAATGGATCGACAATTAGAGTTTTTACTGCTAATCAAAATGCAAGAGGTTTGCGTTCAACTGATGCAGTAAGAGAAGAATTTAGACAAATTGAAAAAAATATTGATGATAGTGTTATTTCTCCATTTCAAACAATAAGACAAACACCTTATATGGTTGATCCTTATTATGCTTCTATTAAAGAATTGCAAGAAGATCCTATTGATATTTATATATCTTCTAGTTGGTTTGATAATGGACATTGGATGTGGGATATTAGTGATCATGCATTTAAAGGTATGATGAATGGTGAAAATTCTATATTGCTAGCTTTTGATGAAAGTATAACATTGAAGCATAACATACGAACCATGAAGCAAATGATTCAAGAGAAAAAGAAACAAGATCCTATAACATGGGCTATCGAATTTCTTAATTTAAGAATAAAAGATTCTGCTTCTGCATTTTTTACATATTCAATGTTTTCAAATAATCAAAGATTGCGTCAAGTATTTTATCCAAGAAAACACCAAGACGTTAGACTTGGTAAGAAAAACAAATATTGTATACCCAATCAAGACGGAGAAATAAGGGTTATATCTTGTGATACTTCATTTGTTGAGGGTAAGCAAAATGATAATTCTATTCATACTTGCATTCGAGCAATCCCTGAAATAACTACTTATGAAACAAGCGATGCTGACATTCAGATAAAACAGGGATATCGTAGAGAATATCCATATATTGAATCTAATCAAATTGGGGATACCACTAAACAAGCTATAAGGATCAGACAATTATATGAAGATTTCGAAGCTGATTATATTGTTGTTGACGCTAGAAATGGCGGTGTTCAGATTATTTATAATCTAGGTAAAGTATTATATGATGAAGAACGTGGATTAGAATATGCACCTCTAAAATGCATGAATAATGATGATTATGCTAATGCCGTCAAAAATCCTAACGCAAAGGAAGTTATTTATGCTATAAATGCTACTCAACAATTAAATAGTAATATTGCATATTCATTTAGACGTTCATTAATAGAGAAGAAAATAGATTTATTGATAAATTATAATACAGCAAAAGAAGAAATTCTTAGTGAAAATAAAGATTATATCAATGAAATTGATTTAGATGAGCAAATGTTATACGAATTGCCATTCTTAGAGACTCAACTTATGATTAGTGAATGTGTAGATTTATTGTATGAAAAAGCACAACAAACTGGATTAATTAAAATTTATGAACAAGGTACTAACAGAAAAGATAGATATACATCTTGTAGTTATGGTAATTATTTTATTGATCAACTTGAATTGGATTTATTGACGGATAATTCAGATTATGAATTTTGTACATTTATAAATTAAGGGGGTGATATTTTGGTAGAAAATAATACGAATGATGTTTCAACTTTATATGAATTTAACTCGTGGAACGCTTATAAAAATTATGAAAGTATTTTTGGTTGCAGTATATTTGATAATTTTTCAAAAGATGAAATTGACGCTATTGTTTTAAATCCAATATTAAATCATTCTGATGCCAGAAAATTAAGTCGGTTTGTTTATAATAAATCTGGTATTATTTCAAATGCTATAGATTATATGGTGGCTTTACCATGTTTAGATAGAGTTTTAACATCTAAAGGAAAATCTAAAAATAAAGTAAGTGTCAATAAAGAATTAATGTTATCAGTATTGGATGCTATTCAAGATAAGCAATTTATTAGAGATGCGTTATTTAGGGATATGCTTGACGGCATATCTTTTTATTATTTTGAAACAACTAAAACTACACCGAATAATGCAAAATTTATGAACGATTATGATGTTGAAAATATAATGGAAATAAATGATTTTGGGTTTAATGCATCTATAATATCACTTCCTTATGAGTATACAAAAATCGTTGGAAGAAAGAATAATAGATATGTACTGGCTTTTAATCTTCAATATTTCAAAGATTATACGGGTGAGAGTTTAGCAAAAAAATTACGTAAGTTCCCTAAAGAAATTAGAGATGGGTATTACGAATATGATAATAAGAATATCCCCCAAAAATGGTTAGTCTTAGATAATACAAAAACAATTGTACATAAAATTAAAAGTGACAGAAGTGAACCTTGGGGTAGACCACTTGCTATAAGTGCTTTAAGTGACATTTTATATCAGGAATATTTTATAGATACTAAAAGAAATGTATTAAATGAAGTTAATAATAAAATTATTTATCAAACGTTTCCTGAAGGAGAAAGAAAAGGTATTTCGGCTTTGACTACTAGACAACAGCAAGAACAACATAATGCTGTAAAAAATGCAGTAATGACAAAAAATAATCGTGGTGGTACTAGCTTCTTTAGTATTGCGGCTGGTACTAAAATAAATACATTAGATGTTTCTACTGATATTTTTGACGAAAAGAACGAAGCAAATTTAAACGATCAAATTGCGTTAGATGTTGGTATTGCTGCTAGTTTATTAAATGGTTCAAGTAAAGGTAATTATTCTTCACAGCAAAATAATCTTGAGTTGATATTTTCACAGATATATGCATGGATTCAAGAAATACAAAGTGAGTTAAATTATGTAATCAACGAAAATATAATTAAAGATAGGAAAAATAAAGTAGAAATTTACTATTTACCAACTTCTCTAACAAATAGAAAACAAACCTTTGAATTTATGAAAACCCTTTATACAGAGTGTTCGGGTAGTTTACAAGCTGTTATTGCCGCAAGTGGTTTTAATGTAGATGCTTATCTCTCACTCATGGATGAGGAAATAGAAAGAGGTTTTGATGAAAAATACAAACCACACCAAACTTCGTATACATTAAGTAAGAATGATGACGGTAGACCAGAAATAGATAATCCTACTAATCCAAATACATTACAATCAAAGGCCAATAATAGTAATAAAAATCCTAAAATTTCAACTAAATAATAAGAAGACTAATAAAATTCTTAGTCTTCTTTTTATATAGTAAAAAAAAAGAAAGAAAGGCGGTGAGTTGGCTTTGAAAACATTTGAATTGTCAAATAAAAAAAAGAAAAATGGTAGAAGACCTTTTAAAGTAGTTCTTTATGAAATTTTTCCAGATGATTGTATTGTTGATAAAACAGGGACTTTATATAACGATAATGGCATTACATGGATACGAAAATATTGTGAAAAAGCATTAGCTAGTATTAAAGGAATGTCCCTTACAGTTGAGTTTTTAGATGATGAAAGAACACAAATAGCTGGTCATGGAGAAACAGGTATAGAAGATGGTTTGCCTATTTTTAATAATGCCACTATGATAGGTACTTTTGATAAAGGTTATATTCAAGAAATGATAATTGATAATGAAACAAAAGTTGTTTGTATAGGCGAAGGAACTATTGATGAAATGAGGTATAAACCATTTGTTGAAAAACTTGAAGAAAGATTAAATAACAACGAAGCTGTTTATGGAAGTGTTGAGATATATAAGACTGAAGATAATGAAGGGATAGTTTATTTAGACGGCTGGAAAGAAAAAGGTCGAATACCAATTGAATTTATACATTCAGGCTATGCTCTTCTTGGTGTTAAGCCTGCCGACAAAACTGCCACACTATTAGAACTTAATAAAAAGGAGGAAAAAGAAAAGATGGATGAAAAGTTATTAAAGGAATTTGTGTCTGAAATTAAAAATGTATTAACAGAGACTAATTCAAAAAATGATGAACTTTCCAAGAAAATTTCTGAACTGAATAGTGTTATTATGGATAAAGAAAACACCATTTCGGAATTAAATGCAAGTGTAGAAGAATTAAAAAAAGCACTCGAAGATGTTAAGAAGGAAAGAGAGGAATTATGGGAAAAGGAAAGCCAGTTGTATGCGGAGGCAGAAGAATTAAGAAGGCAATTAGCAGAAGCACAAGTTAAACAAAGAATTGGTGAATTAAATGAAGCTTTGGCAAATTTTACAGATGAAGAAAAAGCTTTTGCGTCAGATGAAATTAAGGCATTTGAAGAGAATCCTATTGAGTCTGAAATTAATTCTATAGTAACCAAAATTTATGCTGAAATTGGAAAGAAGGAAAAAGAAGCTAAAGATCAAATTTTATCTGAACAAAATTCATCTAAAAATGATGCAATTGAAGATATCTTCTCGGAAGTATGTGAAGGTATTGAAGATAAAAATGATGATGTTTCAATATTTTAATAACGAAAGGAAGGTAAAGTGATTATGTTAAAAAATTATACTATTG